GGTATTGCTGGTCTCGGTGCGCCAGCCTGCCATAGCGTCAAGGGAGCCGTCGTTATTAGAGGATTGTTGACCTAAAAGTCTAATGTATGTTAGGGGAGCAACATTAGCATTAAGGAATGCCTTAGCAGCGTATGTACCATACATCGGAGATTGAAAGTTACCATCACGGTATACATTATTTGCAGTGCCTCCGCCGGGTACAGTATCACCATAAAGCTCAGTGAACTCGGAAAAAGACTGGACCTTTACAGGTCTCATTGCAATACCACGTCCAGCTCTACCGATTACAACTGGTCCAATAGCATCACTAGTTCTAGGTCTGAAAGAATTATCAATTTCATTGATGAACACTCCCGGAGATACAAACTTAAAGCTTTTAACAGACATTATTTAATTCCTCTCTTACAAAATTGGTGTTTAATTTACGACACAACCATACTTTAAATAGTATTTTACACTTCAAAAGTCTTAATATACTCTAATAAATCAACATGCACTTCAGGAAGTAATGGTATAGAAGCCATCTTCATCTTGAGTCATCACAGATTCTCTTGGATATGTAATTTCTACTATATTTTCTTCTACTCTTACAATGGGTCTATCATCATTCTCGCCTTCGCCAATAAGATAGCCTAGAACCCTAAAACTTATCTCAGTTGTAAACATGCGAATTTCCTCACCCAAATTGGCTACATTGTTGTTATGGGTAAAGCCTTGGTCAATAAATACTTCATATAGATGACCGTTTCTACGTAAAACAAAAGAATTAATCTGACCCGTTCTAGTCATAAATGGAGTCAACAATTCATTCATTTGTTGTTGGTATTCAGTCTTTAAAATAATTTTATAATCTACATTAACATAAACAGGGATCGGAATGGATAAAGATTTAACAACGATTCTTTTATTCACTCTTGGATAATATTCTTGACTGGTTCCGGAAGTATAATTGCTTCTTCTAGTGTTGTTAACCACAGCATAGTTTCTGGTTTTATCTTGAACAATCTTTTTAGCTATTACAAACCTACCAGTTCTGCCGTTTTTATCCTTAGAAAAGATCTGTGCCTGAAAGCCACCTTTTCTACTTGGATCTTTAGTAATGCCAGTGCGCTCTACGCTCACGACTGGTAAAATAATAGAGCCGCTCTCATCTCTTAAAGACTTTTCATTCTTAATCTGAAACGCTCTCTCAGGTGTTTGCCAAAAAACAGGAACTGTTTTCCAGCCCTCGTTTGTTGTTGCGCTTAACTCTAAATCTTCTGTAAGCCATTCAACAATAGTAGTATCAATATCCTCAATAGTAGAGGACAGCATACCAATTTCTTTAAGCTTTAATTCAGTGCCGGCAGGAATCTGAGCGAAATCAAAGTTTTTAGGTAGCATCAAAAAGTCCCTTTCTTGCTTTACGGCATCTAGCAGAAATCTCAAAAGAGTGTTCCACTTGTCCAAATAAATTCTTAGGCTTGCTAAGAGTTACTATTTCATAATACTTATCGCCATATAAAACAAAATCACCTTCGCGGACAAACATATTCTGATCTTCTTCCAATCTACGCTTATGGAAGTGTACCTGGATCTCTGACTCAGAATCAATTCCAACGCCTTCCATATACTTTGTAGAAAACTCAGTAAATTCAACCAATGCGTAAACTCTGATAGGTGGTAAAAACGTTTTCTCTATGGCTTCTCCATACAAAGGATGAAACCTTGTTGTCTCTATATCAATAGGATAATAAAGAATTTGTTGGCCAATTACCTTCTCAATAAGCTCATCATTTACTTGCTTTACTAAGTCGCGCTCCTTCTTACCGAAGAAGAGCGGAGGAGGGGGCGCCTCGGGTCTATTCCACTTGTTGTCAGCCATTTAAAAATTATCCTACGAAGATTGGTAGCGGTGAATTTTTTAAAGCAGCAGCAGCTGCGTCAGTGATTTCTTGATCGTTCTTAGAAAGGTCGATATACTTCATCTTATCAAGCTGCTCCATTAATTGTGCTTTCAGGGCATCTTGCTCTGTTTTTGCTTGTGACAACAACTCTGAATGGTTGAGAGTCACACTTTCTCCAGGGATTGGCATTGTTGTAAACTTGCCGCGAATCTGCCCTAACATCTCTTTACAAAGTGCGAGTCCGTAATTTCTAATCCACTGCTTGCCTATGGCGTTAATATTTTGATATGGCAAATTATCAAATGGCAATGTATTCATATTATTAATACCATTTACCCCATCTTCATATCTATCATTCTCCTCCCAAGCATCACCCTGGTCTACATAAAATTCAACCCAAATACGATCTAATTCTAGTTCCCCGTAATTATCTGGCTTAGGAAACAATCTTAACATATTATCTTTAAGCTCATAAGAGTAATGAGATGTTCTAGTATAAATTGAATCCTCATACATAATGGCTTGCATTTTATTTTGCCAAGTTGGGATAATTTCGAAAGTTGAATCATCAGAAAATTGCCCATACGTGGAATAATTACCAATGACGTTTACACCACCATAATAACCATAGAATCTCCACATAGCTCTAGGCGATCTATAGAAAACTCTTGTAATGATAACTCTCTTGCCTTCTATTTTCCCTTCAAATGGGACTGCGCCATTTGCATCATTTGTTCCAGTAGCGGCAGATGATGATAAAATATTTTGCAAGTCGTAATCTTGAACACCTTTTGTTGGAGTAAAAGAACCTGAATAAATTCTGGTTGTTCCACCAAAGCCGCCGGCTGTTGCCACAGCATCACCAACTCTGCGAGCATAAGTAAATTGGTACTTAGGATATTTAAGATTTACATTAGTTGGACCAGACTTTCTATCGCCTTTATGATCAAAAGTACCAGTGGTCATTCCTAAGAACGTACCCATTACATTTTGACTCTGGTGTAAATTGATAATATATGAGTACTCTAAAACAGCCTCTTCATAAGCTGAATAGACATTAGCAGGGGTTAACTCAATATCAACAACGTCGCCGCCTAGTTTTTTAAAAACATAATTAACTTGTAAGGCTGCGCCACTTAGAAAATCAACAGAGCCTGTATAAATACCAAAGGGTACTGCTGCAGCAACTAAATCCGCAGAACCTGTTGATGTAAGTATTACAGTGCTAGTTTCTGATTTTGGTGAAATTTGTCTAGTAGGCATATGTGTGTTCCTTCACAGTAATTAGTGGCTCATAAAACAAAACTCCCCATCTCGAAAGATGGGGAGTTAAAAGTAGAGCTTAGATTAGTTATTAATCTTTTTTAACAACTTTTTTGGGAGCGCGCTTGCGAGGTTTAGCCGGTGCTTTTTTAGCTGGCTTAGCCACTGGGCGTGCTACCACAGGTGCTTCTTGATTTAATCTTTTAGCTCTTTTAGTAGCTCTATATGATTTATTCATACTTCATCCTTTTTTCTAGACATCATCAAATGATGTGAAACCATGGAGCCTGAGAACAAACTTGCCAGCGGTGAAAGCTGTAGCAGATGCTCCATTGGAACCAGAGTTAAAGAGGTAAAGATAATTAGCATCCAAGCTGTTATCATCCAAAGCAAAGGCATCATTTCTACCAACAACTTGTGTCTGAGCAGTAATAACCTTTGTGCCTCTATCAGCTAAGTCATCAGATGAACTTAAAGCTGTGTGATGGATTAAACCAATCTTGATTCCGGATGGACCTGCTGGAGGCTCAACACAAATCAACTCACCACTGGTAATAATACCCTGATCGAAACCAGCACGAATAATCTGAGCATTTCCACCAGCCTGGACTCCAGAAGCAGAGCGGCTTAAGCCGATAATTCTACCAGTAGCGGAAGCACTATAAGCACTAACCGGACCAGCGGCTGGAGCTAGATCAATCAAGACCTCAGTTGTGATGCCATTGCCGTCACGCATACGAGTAACGCCGTTTGGACTTGGAAGTGTTCCAGACATAGCTGGACCTGCGGAGGATGTTAATCTCTCACCAGAGTTATTAATTGCGAATAGTCTCTGTTTACTTAATCTTCTTGCCATAATTATATCTCCTTAAAATTTTTGTTATTGCAATAACTTGTTTTATTCAATGATTTTATTCCAGCCACCTCGGAATAAGATCTTTCTATGGGCAGTGGCCTCACCCAGAGGAGAATAATCCAAGTTAAAATAACTAGTTCATATAACACAAAAAAACCCCCTCATTCAAAGAATGAGGAGGCTTAATTTAGCTATCTATTAGCTATCAGGAGTACTCTTCACCGAGGATACCACGACAGATAACGAGTCCATACATATCTGGACGAACCATCTTCTTGGCATAGCGAGTCATAACGCCCTTACGTGGGACGAAATCTTCAGGGCCAAAGATAGTTGGTGTTGTCTGGAGTGGGACATATGGAGCATACACATATCCAGACTCAAGGAAGCTGTTTCCACGACGACCAACGAGGATCACGTTACGGAGGAAGTATGGGTCAACAATGACGTCAAACTTCTTGCTGAGGGAGCCAACGTTCACGGCACCAATGGAACCGGTCTCGTCGTCAGCTGTAACGCTAGCACGGAAGCCAGCAGTGAACTCAAGGATGTTAGCAACCTCTGGTCCACAGACCACGAAGTTAGCACCACCACGAAGAGTCTTGCGGTGAATCTGAGCGGAAACATCGTTGATGGTCTCAACGAGTGTCTCGTACCACTCGGACACTGTACCAGTGAAGTCTGGAGCAGCAGTAGAAGCACCAAGCTCAGCACCGGTCTCACGGTTCACGAAGAGACCTGGGGAGCGGGACCAGTAGTAGGTAGCAGCAGTAGCACCGTTAACGAGGTCAGCAATGATCTCACGATCAATCTCAAGAGCAATCTGCTCGGAGAGAATGCTGGTAAGCTCGGTCTCAGCGTCAAGGTTGTGGTAAGCGTTGAGGTCTTGACCCAACTCTGGTGTCCACTTAGCCTTAAGCTTCTTGGTCTGAGCGGTAACAGCTGTGGAATCAACCTTGATGTCGATCTCTGGGATGCTCTCAGAACCCTCAAGACCAAAGAGATCGCCAACAACAGCACCAACTGTGCTGGAAGCATCAATCTGATCCTTCACTGGGAAGGAAAGCATTCCAATAGCACCAACAGCAGCGTCGAATGCGCCAGAAGCACCAGCAGTAATGCTTGTACCAACGACAACATAACGAATAGCCTTAAGTGTTGTTGCTGCCTCGGTAGCGCCAACAGCCTGTGTCAAACGACGAACCTGACCTGTCAATGTAGTAAAAGCAGTATCAGTAGCAGTAAGGTTTGTAAGGTTGACAACGAAAGCACCAAGGTTATTGAAATCTGGATCACCCATAGCTGCGGAATCATGCTCATCTTCCTCAATGTCAACGATACCAACAGAGATGGTGCCGTCTGTAAGAGCAAGAAGATCAGGGTCAAATTGAATCAACTTCTTGTTAGCAGCAGAAACACTACCATTAAGAGCGAATGTAGCCTTAAGAGCAGCAGAGCCTACAGCCTGTGCAACTGTGGTCTGGTTAGAACCACTTGGGGAAGAGTAAGAATAACCACGAGCACCAACGGTACGTGGACCAGAAAGATCAAACTTGCTGGTTTCGTTGATAAGATCAACACCGTCGATGATTTCAGCACCAACCTGATCAGTACCATAAATGGACTTATCAACTGTGTTGCCAAAACGACTTGTCTGTGTACCAGAACCAATATTTGGTGAGTACACGAAGTCGAGGAAGAAGATGAGTCCACTTGGGAGACTCATTGGCTGAACGCTAACGAGATCGTTAGCAATCAAGCCTGCAAACACGCGGCGAACGATTGGGAAAGCCACGGCTGCGAAACCCTCAACATCGCCAGCGGCGAGGGAAGAGGACTCACGAAGAAGCTCTTTTGCCTGATTCTCAAGCAAACGAGCCATGGATGCGCGCTTACGGTCATTGGTAAGACCTTCAAGAAGACCTGTGCGCTCCCATTTGGTGAGAAGAGCATTGCTCTCCGCACGCATGTCACGGTTGACCACACCTTCGGACAACCTTTCAATAATACTAGCCATTTTAAATTTACCTCCTATAATATGTTTATTTAATTCCGGCTAAACGTTGCATACGCTCTGCGAATGCATCATGTTTAGGTGTACTTTCCTTGCGGGAAGCACGAATAACAGAAGCTGGACGGTTAATAGCCTCGCTCAATGATTTTGGTCCACGGTTTGGTGTAGACTCCACTGTGCTTTGAAGCGTATTATAAATTGTTCTTGCCTCTGTCACTGAATCAGATTTTGAAATAGCTTCGACAATTCTATCTTTTTGTCGCTCATTTAAGGAGGTATTTCGCAATACGCGATTCGTATAAAGTAAACGTGCGTTAGAAAGATTAACACCCTGGAGTGACTCTTTCATTTCAATAGTAGCACGTTTTAAGTTTGTAAGCTGCTCGTTAAGTTGGCTATTTTCGAAAACCAACTCTTCCTGCGCTTTCTTTAAAGTCTCTAATTCTTCTTCGACATCTGTGCTGCGGCGATGGGCCATTTCTTTCTCCATCTCGAACTTCATGTCCTCGGAGGAGCGACCAGCCCATCCAGCCAACGAAGCACCCATGTCAACTGTAAGCTTCTCAACGATTGAATCTAATAATTCATCGGAGATTTCTAATTCTTCTTCCATTTTAAGGTCTGCATCTTCTTTTGCCTCTGCCTCAGTTTCTTCAGCAGATTGCTCGCCCGCAGAAGCATCAACTTCCATATCATCCTCTTCAAGAAGGGCAGCGAGAATAGCCTCTTCAACCTCGATGTCTTCATCAAGATCTTCCTCAGACTCCTCAACAACATCTTCAACTGGAGCAACAGTCATCTCTTGAAGAGCCTCTTTGAGAGCGCCAAGATCTAAATCAAACTCGACATCCTCGCCTTCTGATGCAAAATTGTTAAGATTATCACCTTCCATCTCGCTTAAATCATCAGTAGCAGCAAATGGCACGTCCTCAATATCCTCTTCCAAAGAAGCATCACCCTCGACTGGGGTGTCCTCATCAAGACTAAGCTCATCTTGCTCTAAAAGCTGATCGAGAGTCTCACGGACCTCTGTTGAATACTTATCGACAATAGCTGCCTCAGCATTCTTGAGTGCTGCTTCACGTAATGCTTGTGCATCTACAATGGCTTCTTTGAGTAAGTTAGACATGTAGTTCTCCTTAAAAACAATTTTTCAATGTAATTAGTGTGGTAAAAAAGTAAAAGAAACGTTTATGAGCCTGTTTTATTTATAATAAACCAATTCTTGCCATCAGATTGAACAACAACAACACTGTTTACCATTTTAATACCAGCATAATCCCTATTATCAATCTTTCCAAGCTCACTTTCAATTGTTAAAGAGTTGCTGTTTAATTTATAAGAATCAGTATTAATTTTTTTAATTGTAATAATTCTTCCTTTCCAATCAGTTGCTGGCGGTAATGTAACGGTCATAATGTTTTTTGCTGTATCAGCAAGAATTGTGTAATCTGTGTCCTTAACTTGATAAATAGGATCTGAAGCTGTTACTATATTTCCAACCACAGCACTGCGATGTACCACGGTTGAGTCAAAAACTGCATCCTTAATAACATGAAGATTATCTGTTAATGTTTTTCCCTCCACTTTTAATGTGGAAGATTTTGTATCAAAAGAAAAAGCATTTGACGCAGCTAGCCCTTTTTTGCCCCTTAGTTGAACAGCACTAACTGCCCCCTCTGGATATAAGGTTTTAGATTTTAGATAAGAATCACAAAAGTTTTTTAATGTTGTTTTTCGCAAGTCCCCACGAGAGGAATCATGAACCATCAATAAGTCATCATCACTTAAATTTTGACCTCTAGCAGTAATATCTTCACAGCGCTTGTGGCTTATAAGTAGTTGTCCAGAATCTGCGTCTAATCCACTGTTGGCACTCAAGCATAATGAAACGCCTTGTTGATCGTTTTGTAATCCATTTCCAGGCTTAACTTGAATACCACTATTAGTCTTATAAAGAGAAGAGCCAAGACTAATAGAATTTAAATTAATATCGCCAACTAAGTTTTTTGCTGGAATATTAGCTAGTCCCTCTGCGGAACCATGAAACGATATAGCACTTACTTTTTTAGTTTCTAAAGTCTGACCATCAAAACGTAAGCCATACTCTGCCTTAACTGCGTGCCCTTCTTGAAAAGTTATAACAGCACCTTTGGATCCCCCCTCCAGTTTTCTAATCGGAACTTCTTTTAACGTAGCACAAGGACTTTGTGCATCCGTATCATAAAAAACACTAGCACTAATGGTATTTTTAAAAACCTTGACACCATCTATTTCTTGATCGCCGTACTGATCAACAGAGCCTTCAACAGCTCCCTTTAACATATTATATGCCATCTTAATCCCTCGCTTATGTTATAAATAGTGCCAAAAAAAAAGGATGCCCCCCATAAAGAAGGACATCCAAAAGAACCAAGAAAACTTGGTGTGTGTTATATCACACGATTCTCCAGTCGTTATTAGCAACATAGACTACAGCGATAGCACCATATGGGGACTCGATGCGGACAGAAGTCTCACCATCGATAGTCTGGGAACCAGCACGGCTAATCTGAATGTAGTTAGTTGTTGTAACACCGTCCTTAGCCTTAACGGTAATAACGTCACCAACAGCCGGGGAAGCTGGCAATGTCACTGTGGAAGCGCCAGTAACTGTAACGAAGTAGTTATAACCCTCAACCAAGGTGTCGCCGTCAGCCTTAACATTAACGTTGTTAGCTGTAACAGAAAGAACACCAGAGGTTGCACTAAGACCGGAACCAGCCATGCCAGTAACGAGATCAGCAATGGACTCTTTCTTGGAGCCGTTGGAGTCGTTAGCATCGATGATAGCAATGCTATCATTAGCAACGTCAACAGCAGCAGCAGAAAGCTCGTTGAGATCAACAGCCATAACAGCGGAAGCAGCGGAGAGACCGTTACCAGCAAACAATGTTGCGAGGGCGTCGGTTGTTGTGCGCTGCTCGGTGGAGCCGTCAGAATCAAGAGTCAAGAAGGAGTCAGAAGCTGCTGGGGTAACAGCACTGAACTCAGCGATGTCAATCTCGATATCATTGATGGAATCAGCACCACCGTTATACTTGATACCTGGACCAGCGAAGGAACCAGAGATACCGAGTTTATCGGAAGCAATCTTGATAGCACCAGATGTTTGAACATCGAGGTTACCAGAGCCATCTTGTGCGAGACCGAGACCAGCAACTGCTGCAGCAAGCTTAGCACCTGTGACACCATCATCTTTAAGACGAAGAGAATCAGAATTGATCTCAATTGTAGAATCATCAACGTTGACGGAAAGAATTTCGGAACCGAGAGCAAGACCATCACCAGCGACAGAAGCCTTGAGCTGAAGCTCACCAGAATCAAACTCGAAGGATGTGGAGTTAGCGTTAACGGAGATAACACCGGAAGAAGCCTGAAGACCATCGGTGGAAGCAACCATAGCGTTAACAAGGTCAGCAATAGACTCTTTGCGAGTAGCGTTAGAATCATTGGCGTCAACAATAGCGAGGCTATCGTTACCAACATCAACAGTAGCAGCAGTCAACTCGTTAAGATCAAGCTTCATAACAGCAGAAGCAGCAGCAAGACCGTCACCAGCAAACAATGTTGCAAGAGCGTCGGTTGTGGTACGCTGCTCTGTGGAACCATTAGAATCAAGAGTCAAGAAAGAATCAGAAGCTGCAGGTGTAGCAGTAGAGAACTCGGAAATATCAAGCTCAAGCTCGTTAATAGAATTAACGCCACCTCTGTAAGCAAGACCCATACCAGCAAAAGAGCCAGTAAGACCGAGCTTGTCAGAAGCGATTAAGATAGCACCAGATGTCTGAACATCAAGGTTTCCGGAGCCGTCCTGAGCAAGACCAAGACCAGCAACAGCTGCGGCAAGCTTAGCACCTGTGACACCATCGTCCTTAAGGCGAAGAGAATCGGAATCGATCTCAATTGTAGAATCATCAACGTTCACAGAGAGAGCGTGTGAGCCGAGAGCAAGACCGTCACCAGCAACGGTGGACTTGAGCTGAATCTCGTCAGAAGCAATCTGCATGGATGTAGAGTTGACCTGAACAGCCAAAACACCGGAAGAAGCAGCGAGTGCGTCACCAGCGGTAGCTGTCATAAGATCAGCAATGGATTCTTTCTTACTTAAGTTATCGTCAGCGTCAACGATAGCAATGCTATCAGCACCAACATTAACAGCAGCAGCGGAAAGCTCATTGAGATCAAGAGCAAAAGCGCCATTAGCAGCCTTGAGACCGTCACCGGCAGCAGAGGTTGCATAGTCAGCCATAGCCTCACGCTTCATGAGACCATCACCATCAAGGAAATAGAAGCTGTCTGTAGAAAGACTAGCAGCTGCGTCAGCAACACCATCAAGAGCGACAGTGCCACCAATCATAAGGTTACCAGAACCAGAAACGTTACCTGCGCTGGCAACGAGAGAACCACCACCGGCGGCAACAATATTACCCTCTTGGGTAAGGGAACCACTAAGTGTAGCAGAACCTAATTGAAATTTATAAGCCATTTATAAAACCCTCCAAAAATATGTTTATATTAAGCTATATAATAGACAAGGCAAGCCTTATCCATCGTCTTTAATTAGTGCGTTCTGAAGGTAAGTTTTATTAGCAAACGTAGAATTTATTGGAGCCGTCACAATATAGCTGGATCGATGCGTAAGGTGACTCTAAAATTACTGTATTTGAGCCATCGATAGTATTGCCCGCACTAGCACTAATCAATACATTTTTTGAGTTTGCCTCGCCGCCTTCGTCTTTTAAAATATATGTCTGACCATCATGAAGTAGGTTGGCATTTGGCAAAGATGCAGTTATCGAATTGTCATTTGCAGACGTGTCAATGCCTACATAATAATCTGTTGTAATTATGGAGTAAGTGCCGGTCACTCTAGTCCTTTTATGGGATAGTCCAGCCCCCACAACCAAGACAGATGAACTGAATAATAAACTTGATGAGCCGGTAAGATCGCCGTCTACTGAATCGTGAAACTGAATTGAGTGAATAGGACCTTCTGCTACAACATTATCTGCTTTGACGTTGACTAGTCGGCTGCCATCACCAATGTAATAAGATGCGGAAACTGCGACACTGGCACTAATCTCGCCGTCTACAGTTAAAGTTTCCCCGTCAAAGGTAATCTCGCTATGGCATGCTAAGCGATTCGCATCTCCGGCGATATTTGTAACCATTCCATAGTTTACTGGGTTCGAAACACGAGGCACATTAATAACACTAGAGGCATCAGATGTACTCAGATTGCCAGACAGAATCGGAACAATAATGCTACCACTGTTATCCCGTCTAGGGATCATTTGATTAGGCTGGGCAACTGTTCCAGATAAGTTGTTATATGCCATTATGGTCTCCTAGAATAATTAGAAGACAAACCACTGAGAGCCATTAGAATACAAACTAATCGCTGGGTTGGAGCCGGTCAAGGTGTAGATTCCAGATCCATCAAATGTGGTGCCAGCATTTGAGCCGGTAACACGAATACTTCCAGTTCCCCTGGAAAGCATTTCATCTTTAATTAATATTACCCTACCAGCTAGTCCAGTGGCTGGAGGTACAGACATAGTGACATGATTTGGATGCCTAACGCCTATAATATAATCACCAGAACCAACTGTATGACTTGTAGAGGTGACTGGTGTATAGTTGCCTGCGAAGCCTCTAACATATGTGGTCTGCTTATCAACGGAAGCACTTAGAATGTATGTGGAGCTTGACAGAACTGCCAAACTACCTGTAAAGATATGACTGTCGCCGTTGCTATCACCGAAATTGGTATTACCATTAATATCAATCTCAACCTTGTTGGTGGTGATGATATCTAGATTATTAGCTTCAATTGTTCCACTGACAAATAAATTACCAGTTAAGAACATAGTACTAGGTCCAGCCATGTACCTTAAGTTTACAGATCCAGAGGAGTCGCCCTCTCCGGATCCCGTCATAAATTGTA